GCACCTTGGGTCCCCGAGGTCCCCCAAAGTTACCCCCCCCCTTATCGGGCGTCTCTGGAGTCATTTTTCCACCGATTTTTGATGAATATGCAAATGGCAGGCTTTGCATAGCGTCATGAGATTGTCCCAAGTGTATGCAAGGTCAGGCCTTACGAGTCTTGGCACAATGTGGTGCACCTCTTGGCCTATCGAACCACACCTCGAGCACAATGGATGCTCCCTCAGGTACAGGTTCCTCAGCTTGGTCCATCGTCCACCGGATAGGCGATAGCCGATGCCCATGGGTTGATGCACCTTCCCAGTGCTGGGTATCCGATGCGTGAACCTAGAGGGCTTCTGGGGCATCCACCGTCTCCACCATGGCACGCCTGAATGCCTGAGCCCTCTTCGCCTGGGTCGAATCCTGCACCCAGTTCTCGAGGGTCTGGATCACCATCCACTCGCCGCCGTTCACACGGTGCAGGATGATCCAGGGCTGACCATGGGAATCGTGCTTGGCCTGCGAGATCGACCGCTTCCAAGATAGGTTCTCGACGCGCTTGACCTCGATGTGGAGATCGAGCCCTTCGCAAACCACATCCGCCGCCGAACCAGGCTTGCCGCAGTATTGGACCGTGCGCCGGCACAGGATGCCGTGCCGGAGCATGACCTGCACGACCTCCCGTTCGCCGATCGCACCCTTTCGTCGTTGCATTCCGCCCATGAATATCCACCGGGGGGGGTTGAATCCTCTTGACACAGTTGGTACGCTCAGCCGCGACCGCTTGGGGAGCGGCGCTAAGAGCGTACCAAAGTGTAGGGAAGAATGAATAGTCGAGCGTCAATCGTCGCTCCTCTTCTTCTTCGCCGGACCCGTGTACAGGTCATTGAGATCGACTCCGCCCGTGATGGACGAGAAGCATGGGTAACTCCACTTCATGCCGAGAGCTCCCACGGGCGGCGAGCTTCGGAGCGTGAACTTCATCACGAAATGGTCGTCGATCGAGTGTCGGAAGATGCCGATGTTGCTGTCGACGGCACGCCCTAGGGCTCCCGCGCCCGCCCCGAGGTCGATCGGATCCTTCGTAGCCTGGACGCCCTTGCTAGTGTGGTGAACCAGGACGCACGCGGCTCCGCTCGCGGATGCGAACCGGCGGAACTTCCTCAGGAGGTAGGTCATGTCCGCATTGCCGTTCTCGTCCATGCCCTTCTCGAGGAACATGTACAGGGCGTCGAAGATGACCAGGTCGTAGGGGTTCTCGAGCCCCTTCAGGCTGCCGAGGACGTGGTCGAGACTCTGCTCCGACTCGCGTAGGCTCAGGACGTCGAGACGCCCCGCGATGGACGCCGGCGAGCAGTTGGTGGCCTCCATGATCGCGCGCATGCGGTCGGAGATCTCGTTCTCCGAGAGTTCGTTGTCCACGAGCAGGGCCCGACCCTTCGTCATCAGCCATTGGCCGAACCATCGGCGCCCCTCGGCGCACGCCAGCGCCAGGTCGGCGACCAGGAACGACTTGCGGCACTTCGGGGGCGCGATGAGCGCGGCCACCTCGCCCCGGCGCAGGATTTGGTCGATGACATAGGGGGTCTTCTCGACATGCTCCTCGAGGATGTCGCCGAGCGCACGCGGCGCCACGGGCTTCATCTCGGGCTCGACGACTCCGACCTTCGCGATCGCCGCCGCCACGGTGCGAGGGACATAGTCTGGTCGGGCGGCCTTCTCCGCGCGCCCCTGCGCATCCATGCGGATCCTGAGCAGCTCCTCGACCTCGTGCTGCCTGAGCCCCTTGCGGGCGAGGTCGCAGCAGTAGGCGAAGTCGTCGGCGGACGGGTCGGACGGCAAAGCCCCCGTGACCGGCGATACTTTGGTCACGGGGGCCGGGTGATGCCGTCTCAGGTAGCGGTTGCAGACCTCGTCGACGATGTCCTGCGCGTCGGTGCAGTCGAGGCCGTAGTGGAGGGCCTTGCCGCTGACCGTAAAGTAACGGCCGGACTGGTAGATTTCCACGGGCCCGCGTCGATTCTGACTCCATTCCGGTATCGACGCATCCCTGAGGATCATGTGGACGCCCGTTCCGCTGACCGACTCCTCGGCGTAGGTCCTCTGGCGATGGCACAGGGCCATGACCTCGTCGTAGAACGCCTTGTCCTCGTTGACATGGTCGAAGTCGATCCCGAGCCATCCGTCTCCGAGCGCGAAGCCGATGCCCCAACCGTTGTCAGTCGCCGCGTTTATGGCCGTGTTGAAGTCGGTCCAGGTCGCGGGATCCGTGGAGGAGCCTGGATCGCCCGTAGCGGCCTCGATGGGAACCTTGGTCCATTTCCCGTCCCGCTCCACGGGACGCCATGCGAGCCATCTGCGGGCCTCCATCATGGCCTGGGGGATGTGCTCGACCTCGAACTCTACGCTCGCCTTGTTACTGCCCATCGGTGCCTCCTTTGCTAAGGGCCGCCGGCGCGCACTCCATGCGCCGGATGGGAAGTTGCATGAAAAGTTGTACAACAACTAATGCAACTCACCCGTAAAAAGAACGACCCCCTCAACGCGAGGGGGTCGATCCGGGCGTCCTGATGCCGCACGGATGGTTAGCGGGTGGAAAGCCGCAGGTCCTCGAGGTCGCGGTACTTGCCCTTCTCGAGGACCTTGTACTCGACGAGATCGCCCTTGTTGAGGGGGTCGATCCGCTCGATGAGTTCGCGGTTGAGGGTCGAGAGGAACTCGCTTTGACGCTCGCCGTCCTGCACCCAGGAGATGCCGACCCGCGCCTTCACGTACGGGCCCTTGGGCCCTTCCTTCTCCTCGACGTTCCAGTACGTGACCTTGCCGCGCAGCCAGTCACCGCCGCCCCCACCAGAGGAGGGGCGAGGAGCTGCCCCCCCTCCGGCGGAGAAAGGAGCGGTGGAGGGTCGCTTGGCCTCGAGAATGATGCGCTCGAGTTCGCCGATGATCCATTCAGTCGTGGGCATGGGTTCGAATCCCCTTCCTTTCGAGTTGGTGTGCATGATTCGCCAGTTCCCTGATGATCGTGGCCGCCTGGAGCAGGACGCGCGAGGTCTCGCGGTCGCCGGCATGGATCGCCATGATGCGGTCGACGCACCTCACGCGCACCTCCTCGGCGATCTCGAACAGGCCGCGTTCGTTCGCCGGGCAGGGCGTCCGCACGGGCTGCATGGCCTCCACCTCGTCGGCCTGGATCTCGTTCCATTGGTGCTCATCGCGTGGGGTCTTCATTAGTCCCCCCAGAGCTCGAGGAAGAGGGGCGCGACCGTCGCGAGGAACGCGATGAGGAGCGCGCAGAAGAACAGAAACTCTCCGATGGACATGGCCGTGTTTCCTTTCTGGGACGGGCCGTCTGATTCAGGTCCAGGAGTACCGCGTACCCTGCGACCGCCTCGGCGACGATGCGGCGCCTCGACTTCCCGAGGGCCTTGTGCAGGGCCTCGAGTGTCTTGCGCGTCTCATCGTCAATCGCGACCGTGTGAGTCGTTCTCACGGACGGGAGGTGTATTACACATCGGCGAGATGGTCAAGAGGGCTTGAGCGGATTCGGCGCGATTTCGTTGAGCCGCTGCCGGCGGGCTCCACAACCGCAGGAGCGCCCCGTAGCGGCCTCGCGCTTCTTGACCGCCTTCTCGATGCCGAGGACACGCAGGACGGCGTGTACGGCGTCTCCGAGGCCCCTGGGCGGTCCCTTGTAGTGCTCGCACGCGCGGCAGACGCCCCTCGAGGGCTTCTCGCCGTAGATCGGCAGGGCCTTCAGGTTCGTGCACCGATCGAGCACGTAGAAACGGCAGCTACGAGATGTAGGGGAAGTTGCAGCCATAGGCGAAGGTCGAATATAAGCAGCCCGTTCCGTCGCAGTCGGATTCACCGTTATTCGAGCACTCGTACGGGAAGGTAGTCGGGTATGGCTGCGCGCATCCCCATGTGTCGAGGTATGCGTAGGGACCTCCGAAGTTGGTGCACGGTTCGGCGTCGGTGATCGAGTCGTCGATCAGGTAGACCGAGAACGGGCCTCGCTTGACACCGCCGCCCGTCACCGCCTCGACCTGCGGACAGAGCCCGTCGGGATCCTCGAGATCGATGATGCCGCAAAGAACCGCATAATCGCCGCAGATGGTCACCGCGCTGATGTCTCCCGGGCCGAGCGTATCGAGCGGCTTGAACTTGCTGTACCAGCGGAAGATCGCACCGCTCGCCATGGCCATGTATCTGTCAAGCGAAACGGAGTTGCAGTCGTACGTCCCGCACTCGTCGGGATCCAGTCGTGCTAATGCCATGCGATTGAGCGGGAAGTTGCAGATCCACAACTGGTGCTCCCACACGCTCGCCTCGTTCGGGAACGGGGTGCCGACGCCCGGTTTGCACACGACCGAGTAGCAGAAAGGCACACCGCCAGATGTGCCGATCAGGGGTACGTCGCGGGTGCAGACGGGCGTCGGATCCGAGACGCAGCAATAGTAGGTTTCGGGCCTCTGTAGGTTGTAGGTGAAACCCATCTGCCCGCCGCCCTTGTAGCAGCATCGGCCCTTCGACTTCGAGATGATGCACGGCGTCGACTGCGTTCCCGTGACGCTGTAGGAGACATCGATGTCGACGTTCGGGCCGTCGAAGTTGTTTGTGCATGAGCTGCACGATCCGGTCTTCTTGCTGAAGACGTAGTTCAGCTGGATGAACAGGTTCGACACCGCGTACGAGGTATCGAAGTCGCACGCGCCGGCGCACGGCGTCTCGGGGTAGCCGCAGCAGCACGCGCGGAGGTTCGCCATATCAGTCCCTCACATAGGAGGGAGGCACCAGGTACCAACCCTCGGGTATCGCGATGCGGTTCTCGGAGAGCGTCCAGACGCCGTCGATCCGATGGTAGACCCGCAGGCTACTCGACGGGCCGATCCTCATCGGGCTCTCCTCCGGCACGAACACGGTCCTGCTCCCGCATCCAGTCGCGAAGCCGATCACCGGCAAGGCGAAGAGAAGCAGGATCAGGATCGGCGTCCTGAGCCGTCCTGCGCGTCCGCTGCTCGAGGTACGCGAGGATGCCGAGCGCGAGCCGTGCGAGGAAGTCATTGAGCATCCGCCGCCTTCTTGGCATCCGCCGCCTTGAGCAGACCGATGCCGGCGGTGATCGCCGCGAAGGATGCCGCGAAGTCGACGTTCGTGCCCGGGTCGCCGTCGAACCAGACGAGCGCGGCGTTGGAGAGGGCGATCAGGATGGTCGCGATGCCCATCACGGTGGTGTTACGGTCTTTCACGGATCTTCCTTTCGAGTTCGGAGATGCGTCGGTCGTACCGCTTGAGCTCCGCATAGAGCTGCGTAATCATCACCTCGACCCTCGTCACCTTCGCGACGACGATGAATGTCGTGCCGACGACGGCGCCGACGATCGCAAAGAGGGATGCGAGGTCGGCGAGGTTCATCGGGTGACGAGGTAGGTGAGGCTCGTGGTGGAGGTGCCGTTCGCCCGCACCCAGGTCCTCGCGGGATTCAGGAGCATGGGCGGATGGACGTTCAGCCCGTTCATGATGAAGTCGTTCGACTGCGATGCAATCGAGATGGCGTCGTTGTCTCCCTGCGCGATACGCAGGTTCGCCGCCGCGGCCGGATACATGATGACGCTGCACATGTTGTCGATGTTCGCGTCGAGCTGCTTCCATGCGCCCGAGTTGTTGTTCAGGGAAAGCAGGTAGGACATGGTCTGGCTAGATGACATGGGTTCTCCTAGATGTTCGGGGTGACGTAGAACGCGCCCTCGGCGTGGCGCACGGTCGTAGTCGGATTGATGCCGTCGGAAATGGTGATGTCCATGTCGTAGACGCCGCTCGAAGGCGCGGGAAGAAGGGCCGTAACGGCGCCGCCGACGGTGATGGTGAAGTCGATATGGCTTCCGTGTGCCGCCTTCGTGATGTATCCGTTCGCGGTCGTCCAGGTCCCGACCACGTCGCCGCCGATGCCGGTGCGAAGCTTCACCTCGGCCGTCACATACGGAAGCAGGCTCGGCGAGAAGTCCTCCTTCTCGTGGGCGAAGCTGAAGTCGGCGCCCTGCTGGATGACCATGTCGATTTGTTCAGACATTGCCCAGGATCTCCTCGGCTCGCGCCTGCGTGAGAATGTTGGTGGATACGAGGTATGCCATGCCCGAGGTGACTCTCGGGTCGGTGTTCACGACCATGTCGGCGAGGTTCAGCGACTGGAGGATGTCCGCCGTCGTGGCGTCGGACAACGACGCCGAACGGATCGCCTCTCGCTCGGCCGCGGTGAACCGCAGGAAGAACTCGTACGGGGTGTAGCCGACTTCGTTCACGCGGTCCTCCAGTAGACGAGCGGTACGTTGAGGTTCGAGTAGGTGAACGACCCGACCGCGGGGATCCCGAGCGCGAAGGTCTGGGTGTTGTAGATCATGCTCGACGGATACGCGGTGTTCGGGTGCGCGTAGACCTGGATCATCTCGGTCCTGAGCGCCGCGCGCACGACCTGCGTCGAGCTCGAGTGGACGACCGCCCAATACTGCTCGCCCCGCCGAAGCGTGAGCGTGCAGGCGTCGAACTTCTCCCCGGTCGTCGCGCAGTTGAGGTCGCCCGACTCGTACAGGGCCGTCCCGACCGGCCATCCGTCCGGGTCGCTCGCGTACAGGCCGACGCGGGCGAGGCTCGACGCAACGGCCGAGGTCACCCAGATCGACGCGCGGTCGAGGGTGACGGTGTGGCTGGCGACGAACGGATACCAGTACGCGCGGTTCGCGGTGAGCGCCTGCGTCGATACCGTGTTGTTGACGATCATCCCGCATTGGTACTCGCCGCTCTTCGGCTTCACGCTCGGATACGCGGGTCGGTTCAGCGGAAGCACGTTGCCGGCGGTGTCCTCGGCGTAGAGCTCGAGGTCGGCCGTGTTTATGGCGATCTCGCCGCTCACGAGTTCCGCGGGGTGCGGGATCGTCCCGCTCGTCGTGTTGCGTCGCAGCTGGATCGCCATCAGGTCGGATCCTCTCCGGTGTACAGGCCGCCGTCGGTCAGGTCCTCGAGCGCGGTGCACGCGCCGTCGATCGCCTGGGTGTTGATGATTACGTAGACGAGGTCGCCGCCCTGGTTGCGGTGCGGATAGCACATGACATAGGTGCCGACGGGAATCTGCTGCGGCTCGAAGGTGCCCGGGAAGGGGCCGTTGACGCCGTAGGAGAATGGCCCCGTACCGACCGTGTTCGAGAGTTCCGAGATCGAGATCGCGTAGTCCGTCGCCGGGTTCGAGGTCGTGAGCCCGACATAGTCGAGGGCCGCCGTGTTGAAGGTCGCCTCGACCACGGTGTACCGCCAGCGCGCTAGGGTGCTGCTCCCGATCTGGGTCGCCGCGGTGACCTTCATCAGGCGCAGCCATAGCGTCTCGTACTCAGGCTGTTGCCGGATGGCACGATCGACGCCCGTCGGGTCGCGCGAGATGTTCCAGTTCTTCCGCATCAGTACCAGACTCCCTTATATGCCTGGTACTTGTACGACTCCCCGAGGGCGCCCGAGGCCCAGATGTCGTTGTAGTCGACTCCGGTCCTCGCGTCGCGCGCCCAACGGACGTCGGCGTAGTTCGAGCCGTTCATCTTCGGGCGGCCGTCCGTGCCGAGCTGCGGAACCTGCGAGTTGTGGTAGAGCTCGTCGTAGAGGTAGTCGATGACCAGCTCGTAGAACTCGTTCTCGAGATGATTGAGGGACGCGCCCTCGCACACCAGCTTGCCCGGCGAATAGCCGAGGAAATCGTCGTTGTTCTTGGTGCCGAGATACGCCTGAAGCGTCGTGTCGAGCGTGACGATGTCGGTCGAGCTCGAGTCGATGTACATCCTGAGCCGGACGCCGACCTGCCGTACCTGCATGTCCTTGTTCTTCGCCACGCCGCCGATGTCGCTCGATGTGAGGTCGACCGCCTCGTCGACGGGCGTGACGCCCGGATCATCGCGATAGAGCTTCATGCTCCGCGTTCGGAAGATCGGCGTGAACGACGCCGGCAGGAACACGCCCGGGGCGAGGGAGGTCGGCGTGGTGACATCCTCGTTTTCAGGCGTCAGTCCCTTCGCATCGTCCGAGTAGAAGTAGCGGGTGGAATACTCGACGGTCGCCTGGAAGGTCGCACCCTTCGGATCCATCGACCAGTTGATGCGCCGCACGAGCGCCGTCTGCATCCATCCGCCCGCGGTGCCGCCCCCGTAGGGCTCGCCGATGCCCGGGATGACACCCGCACCGCCGGGACCGCCGGTATCGGACAACACGAGTTCGGCATCGTCGCCCGAGATCGGATCGAACACCGGAGGAGGACCAGGGTCGATCAGCTTCTCGATGATGTACCGCTCGGTAATCGTGTGGACCTCCCATATGTCGCCTTGCGACACCTGGACGGACACGAGATTCGCGCGGTATTTCGTGCTCGCGATGCTCATTGATTCTGCTCCCTCAGTTCCTTCGCGATCTGGGCCATGCGCCGATCCTGGCGGATCAGCGTGTCGCGGTCCTGCAGCTGACGCGCCTCCTGCTCGGTCGACGCGATCGAGATGTCTGCGAACTGGGCCGCGGTATCGCCGCTAAGTCCGCCGGCGAAACCTCCGATAGCCGTGCCGAGCCATCCGATGCCTTTCATCAGGTTCGAGGCCCATTCATTGACTGCCGACGCACGGCCGCCCTCCTCGACGGCGTTCGCCCATCCCTTCGCGATGCCCTCGAAGAAGCCCGGCGGGGCGATCTCGTTCGGCTTGGGCTGGTCGCCGCCGAGCTCGAGCGCCTGCGTCACGGTCATGGACGAGGTCTTCCCAGTCTTGGCGAACTCCTCGAGGGTCTTCCTCGCCTCCTCCATGGTCGAGTTGAACGACCCGAGGATCTTCTCGGCGATCATGCCCGGAGCCGCCGCGGCGAACCCGAGGCCCGCGGCACCGATCGCCAGGGAGCCCGCAGCGCCGCCGAGGGAGCCGAGCGCGCCGACCTTGCCGAACCCGCCGCCGGCGAACGCGGCCGCCTTGCCGCCGATCCCCTGGAGCTGCTTGTTCGCGCGCTCGATGTCCTTCTTCATGGTCGACGTGTTGACCTTCACGTCGACATTCAGCGTTGGAAGTCTCATGGCTTCTTCCCCAATAGCGCCGTGCGCCGTTCGATCTCGACCCTCAGGACCTCATTGATGTACTGGAGGATCTTCGGTGCCATCATGTAGTGCGTCAATTCCGACGCCCTTGTGCCGCGATGGTAGACACCTCGGCCGCGGTGCTTGAGGCCACGCTTCCACCCCTTGCCCTTCCCGCGGATGAGACCCTTGCGCCACGCGGTGCGCTGCTGCCTGCTGCCGGGAACGAACGCGGGGTCGAGCCGCTCGTGGTACATGCCCTTCGCCCAGGTGTGAAATCCGAGCTCGGTGAAATGCGACCTCCACCCGGTTCCCTCGAGGTCGTAGGCCTTGCGCCGCGCGCGACCAGCGACATCGTCGAAGTTGCCCCGTCCCGTCTTGTATCCGACCGCGATCCAAACCACGCCCGACTTGAAGATCTTTATCTTCTTCTTCGCGTCGCGGGGAGGAAGGGTCGCGAGGTTCTTCGGCGCGAGACGCGAGATCTCGTCATCCGCGAACCTACGCGCCGCCTTGCGGACTATCGCGTCCTGGGCTGCGATCGTGAACCTGTTGAGTTCCGTCTTGATCTTCGCTAGATCGCCCGGGCGTACGTTGAAGGATAGAGCGTTGCTCATCGAGTCTCCGCCGTATGTCCTTATAGTCCGGCACGTCGAGCTCGACGATGAGCTCGAGTACGGACCGTTCCCAGGGCGCTCCAGTCCTCGTCCTCAGGATGCGCGCGAGGAGCCGGCGCGCATCCCGTCCTAGTCCACGCCTTCGTTGTACAACGCCTCGATCATCGGAACGAACTTCGCCGCGAGGCCCGCCGGCGCGTGCGCGGCGAGCTCGACGGTCGCGAAGACGGGCATCCCGTCCGTGTAGCGGAGGTGCCGGTGCAGCGCCCACGCGCGCCCGCTCGACGGGTTCTTCTGAGCATGGTCGACCGCCTCGACGAGATCGGCGAGGGTCGGCCGCGCGATCTGGAAGTCGTGGCCGTTCCACGACGCGGGGATCGGCTCGAGCCGCAGGATGGCACCGATGTCAGGCAATGGTCACCGGCCCTGTGAACTGAAGCTCGAACGACGCCTTCACCACATCGGCGACGGCGATCGACTCCGAAAAACTCGTGACGATCGCATCGACCGTATACCCAACGCCGGTATAGCTGGTCCATTGAAAAGACGCGATGGCTCCTGTCGCCGCCAGACTGCGAAGATTCGCGATTCCGGCGTCACCGGCATCGAAGAACACGTTCCCGCTCGCGCTCCCGGCACGGATGCCGGAGACGTACTTGCGGTCGTTTAGGCCGACCTCCGTGATGTCGGTTGTCTCGACCGAGAGAGTCACGTTCGCGTCGATGATTCCCCCGATGGGGTCGTCGTCATACTTGAGGACTGCACCGCTAGCCGGTCGTGTGGTTACTGCCATGGTTTCAGCTCCAGAGGATCGTCGCGCTCACGGTCGCCTCCGCGGGCTCCTGCTCGTCGCCGAGGCCCACGGTCGGCGCGTTGATGACGCGCGAGGTGCGGATGGGTACGAGAGCGATGGTGTCGTAGGTATCTGCGCCGATGAGACTCTCGACGGTCGTGGCAAGGTCGGATGCCTCGAGCGTGGTCTCGGCGATCACGCGCACCTCGAGCTCGCTCATGTTCAGCGTGGCGTCTGTCGTAGCGGGTGCCGTCGAGGAGATCTCGAAAGTCACGGCGGGAAGGTCGGTCGACTGGAGCCGGTAGCCGTGCGTCACGCGATCGTCGGCCACGCCGGCGGCCGATAGTGTCGTGCCCTTCGTCAGCATGGAACGGACGGCTGATTCGATGGACGCCATCAGTCGATCTCCCTGCAGGAGATGACCGCCACCCGGTCACGCTCGTCGAGGTTGCGGATCGACTCGACGCGGAGGATGCGCCCGCGGACCGAGACGCGGTCGAGCTCGGTGAGCCCGACGCCCTGCACGGCATCCCACCGCGCGCGGAGCTCGCACGCGCGAACGACCGCCACGCCGTCGGCGTAGGGCTGCTCGCTCGTCGAGTCGTTCCGCAGGTCGCACCGGAAGGTCCCCGCGTTCGTCCAGGAGTCGGTCCGCATTCCGAGGGCGTCCTGCGCGGTCGACGCGCGGAGCCGCGTGGCCGTCCATCGGAGGAGGCCGCCCGAGATCATCGGAGGTTGCTCCGGTTCGAGTAGATCTCGAGGATGGCCGCGACGCCCATCGGAACGGCCGTCAGGCCGATCGGTTGGAACGCCTCGGGGTTGTTGTACCAGGCGCCGACGAGACCGATGACCGCGTGCACGAGCGGGTCGGGCGTGGCGCTATAGCCGGCGTTGTAGTTCACCGAGATCGCGGTGCCCTCGTAGATCGCGGGCGCCTCGAGAAAACGGATGCGCGGCATCGGCCCGTCCGTCTGGTCGATCCAGTAGTCGCCCTCCGGCATCGTCGTGAGCACGTTCGACGAGTCGTAGTATTTCACGTTCGTGAGCGAGTTGAACGGGTGCTCGGGGATCAGCGAGTTGGTCCATCTCGACAGGTACAGCGTTGTCGCGCGCGGCGTGAGCGAAGCGCCGATCGTCTTCTCGACGAATTGCACCGCCGCCTCCCGGAGACGGATAAGGTCCGTATCGTCGTCGGCGTAGTCGATCTTGAGCGCCGACTTGATGGTGGAGAGTTGAACGGACATGGAAAAGGCTCGGGGGCCTTTCGGCCCCGAAGCCCGAGGAAAGAGATGCGTCAGCCGGAGATCGACGCAAAAGCCGCGGTGTTGGTGCAGCGCGAGTCGGTGCGCGAGTAGACGTAGAGGGTCGACTGGCGGTTGATCGCGTTCGAGTAGGGATCGACCATCGACTCGATGCCGGTGCGGTCGAAGATCTCGAAGTAGTTGAAGTCGCCGAAGATGACGTACGACACGCCCTCGCCGGTCGTGGTCGGCATGTACTGGCCGATGGAGTACGGGAAGCCGTAGATCGTGCCGGGAGCGCCGACCGTCATCTGGCCCGCGCCGGTGTTGTTCGGCGAGAAGATAAAGTCGCCGTTCGTGGTCTTGAGCTTGCGGATGACCTTCAGCGCGAAGTCACTGAGGAGGTAGCGGCACCGCGGCGAGTTGCGGTACGCGGGCGAGACCGCGTGCGCCACGTCGATGACATCGTCGGCGCCGATGGCGGTGATCGCGCTCGCCGTTCCCGAGCCGCCGAGGTCGACGCCCTGGGTGATAAGGTTCGTGAGCGCGATGCCCTGCGGATCTCCGCTGCCGTCGCCGATCGTGAATTGCTCCTCGTGCTTCAGCGCCATCGAGGTAGCGCACTTGCGGGCCACGTACTCGAGGCCCGAGCCGACGCCGCCGGCGCCGATCGCGTCCTCGAGGAACTCGAGCGACATCTTGACGGCGGTCACGTAGGTGATCGGCGAGACGCTGATCTGCGTGCCGAAGGTCGGGAAGCTCAGGGTCGCATTCGTGCCGGTGCCGGGGTCGCCCGCGGATTCGGCGACCTTGTAGGTCGTCGGGAGGGCAGCCTCGACGGCGATCGTGCGCTTCGAGTCGATCGTGTTGACGACCGCGATCTGGCGCATCACGTTCGACTGGTACATGAGCTCGACGATGCGGCGCTCCATGTCGGTCGGGATCGCGGCGCCCGAGGAGTCGGTGCCCAACGCGGTCTGCGCGCGAAGCTCGCGCAGGTCGCCGCGCATCATGCCGTTGATCCACCGCTGCGCGTACTCGTCGCCATCTGCGCCCGCCTTGGACGCGCGCTTGGACGGGAGCACGGGCTCGGCCTCGAGCTTCGCGATGCGGGCCTCGGCGCTCTTGAGCTGGGCGCGCAGCTCGGCCGACGTCAGCTCGGCGTCGAGCTTCTCGAGCTTCTCGCGCTGCTCGCCGTTCGTCTTGAACGGGTTGTCGACGATGTCCTGGGTCGCCTTGCCGTTGCGGCGCTCGATCTCCGCAAGCTGCTTGCGGTAGACGTGAGTCGCTTCCATGATCTGGTTCATTTCATCCATGTCGTGCCATCCTTGCGAAGTGAAGATCGAGCCGCGCGTGCGCGGCCTCGGTTGCGGCCGCGGAGACGCTCCGCAGGCTCGAAGAAGTCGTGGGGTACGCGGCGTCGGTGACGACCGACACCTCGAGCAGCTGCCCGCGCTTGACGAGCCGCTGCGTCCGATCCTTGTTCCATGAGTCCTCGGTGACGATGAAACCGAAGCTCATCTCGCCGCTCAGGTCGCCACGCTCGAGGGCCGCGCGCAGCTCGTCGGCGCGCACGGTGTTCGGCAGGTCGGCCTCGAACGCGAGCCCGTTGCGGTCGCTTCGGAGCTTGAGCGTGCCGGCGCGCGTGCGCGCGAGCGGGATCTCGTCGGTGCGGTGATTGACGAAGAGCTTTACGTCGCCGCCCGCCGAGAGCGTTTCGTTGAACGCACCGGGAGCGATCCGCTCGGTGAACCGGCGGCCCCCCTCGACGATCTCGCGCGAAGACTCGCCGTACACCGCGGCGTAGCCGGCGAGCGTGCGCCCGTCGATCGTCTGCTCGCCCTCGAGGTTTCGCCTAGAAATCATTGGGTGTTCCCTCCTGCGCGCTCGTGTCGGTGCCGATGTTGGTTGCGCCGCCGCCGGCGCCCATGTTGAGCGCGAGGGTCGGCTCGTCGAGACCTGGGAGCGGGTCGAGGTCGAGCCGCGCGCGAGCCTCGTTGCGCGTGATGAATCCCGCCTCGACGCCCGTGCGGAGCGCCGCCATCGTCTCGGCCATGCCTGGACGGACCAGCTCGTCGGTGTCGAACGCGACCGAATCGAACGGCGTCGCGAGCTTGGTGCGGATCTCGGAGCCCCACACCTCGAGCCACGCGCGAAGGCACGAATCGACATACATGCGCGAGAGCCATTCGAGGGATCCGTACGAGCTGCCGACATCCTCGGAGAGATAGGACGCGGGGATCCCGTAGATACGCGACACGTCCCCGATCGAGTAGCGGCGCGCCGCCTCGAGGCCCGTATCGTCGAGGGTCGACGAGATGCGCTCGACGCGCACGCCGTCGCCGAGGACCACGGGCTTGCCGGCGTTCGCCGATCCGCCGTGCCGCTGCATGTAGTAGTCCTCGACCTTCTGCATCAGGGCGGGGTCGAGCTTCTGCTGGTGGATGATCGCGATCTTCGGGTTGCCCGCGTTCTCGTACGAGGTCTTCGCCATCGTCTCCTGGGCGGCGAGAATCTGGAGCGAGGTTCGGCACAACGCAATCGGAGAGTCGCCCCATAGCCCCGACGCGCTAGGCGCGCGGAGATGGAACACGCTTTCGAGCGGGAGATCGCCGAAGTCGGCCGTCCGGTAGAACGGGACCGACGTCGTGGTGTCGAGGGAGACGGTGTCGGGCGCGAGGAGCA